ACGGCACCCGCGTGGAGCTCGTTCAGATGGACGATGTGCAGGCACCACCTGCCGGAACACTTGGCACGGTCTACGGTGTCGATGATACGGGAAGCCTTCTGGTCCACTGGGACAACGGAAGCGGTCTGAACGTCATCTTCGGCGAGGACATCGTAAGAAAGGTCGGTGAATGAGATGAACGAAACTGTAAAGAAGCAGATCCTCGAAATCCGAGACACCGGCCTTACCAACATGCTGGATATCCCAATGGTCCAGCGCCTCGCTTTCGACCGGAACTACTACGAGCTGGTCCTATTCCTCGAAGATCACCGGAAGGAATACGCACATTTCATCCTGACCGGAGAGGAATAAGATGCACAGGTTTAAGGGCACACATTGCCTAAAAAATTGTCCACATTATTTCCCGGTATTGCTTGCTATCAAGGCCCTTCAGAGTGATATATAAACACACCAAAGGACAAGGAAACAAGCAAAACAGGAGGAAACACACGATGGAAAAGAACAGCTACTTTGAAGAGATGAGAAACACAGCAATCGCCTACAACGAAGCGCAGGCCATCCGGGAGAAAGATCGTGATGCCCTGATTGCCTCCGATGATTGGGACGGCGTGAAAGCATTCGACAAGCGGGAAAAAAAAGAATTCCCCTACCCCTTCACCAGCGGCGAGAGTAAGGCACTCACTCAGTACGACCGAAGCCTCAGGAACGGCGCGGATGCCTTCGAAGTTGAGGACCTACCCTGGGATTACGAACTCGAGGATTTCGTAAAAACACTCCGAGCCGCCAAGGTTGACACCATTGTGGTCACCGACCAGAGCACAGGCCTCATGGACGGAATCTACGGACTGACCGCCCTCGGCTGCAGCATGGGAGCACTCCGGACGGTAACAAGAGCCAACGATCACCGCTTCGGCTCCAGAGAACCGGAAAAGAAGAACGGAATCGAATTCGAAATTTGCTGAAAAACCACAAAAGATCTCAAATACAACTTGCTATCAGAAGCCTTCAGAGTGATATATGTACATGCCAAAGGAAAGCAAGAAACAAAGGAGAGACACCATGTGGAACGAAGGAACACTACTTATTAACGACACAGCCGTGAAATACTGGGTGAAGCATTACCCAGAGCCTTCTGAGGATTACGGAATCGAAGGCGGTCGAATCTCCAAGATGGAGCTTCGCATTGACGACCGCATCACACTGAATTACGACAGAGGCTGGGATGTCGAACCTGGGGATGAAACAAGCCAGCTGGCCTACGCCTTCCTCATAAAGAAGTACAACTAAGAAATATCTTAAGAATGAAATTTCCGAGAGAACCGGTTCGCCGGTCTTTCTCTCGTACTGATAAAAACCAGATCGCTTCGGCGGTCTTTTCTTTTTGCCGTTTGGAAAGGAGGCATGACCCGTGGCAGTACGAAAGCTGAAGAAATATAAGGTCACCCGGTTCATGGAGAAGACCTCCCACTATGATAAGGACCTCGCCGATTATGCCGTGCTCTTCATTGAGCAGCTCTGCCATACGAAAGGAACCTGGGCCGGAAAGCCCTTCGAACTCATCGATTGGCAGGAGCAGATCATCCGAGACCTGTTCGGCGTTGTAAAGGAGAACGGCTATCGGCAGTTCAACACTGCCTATATCGAGATTCCGAAGAAACAGGGAAAATCAGAGCTTGCTGCTGCGGTCGCCCTGCTCCTTACCTGCGGTGATGGCGAGGAACGTGCTGAGGTCTACGGATGTGCCGCCGACAGGAATCAGGCCAAGATTGTATTCGACGTTGCCGTCGATATGGTCCGCTTCTGCCCTGCTCTTTCAAAGCGTGTAAAAATCCTTGAATCTCAGAAACGCCTCGAGTATCTTCCGACCCACAGCATTTACCAGGTGCTCTCCGCCGACGTGGCGAATAAGCACGGCTTCAATACACATGGAGTGATCTTCGACGAGCTTCATACGCAACCGAACCGGAAGCTCTTTGATGTTATGACGAAGGGATCAGGCGATGCCAGAATGCAGCCGTTGTTCTTTCTCATCACGACTGCCGGAAACGATACGCACTCAATCTGCTATGAACAGCATGAGAAGGCGCTCGACATCATGAACGGCAGGAAGCATGACCCGACCTTCTACCCCGTCATCTTCGGCGCAGATGAATCCGAGGACTGGACTGATCCCAAGGTCTGGAAGAAAGCGAATCCTTCTCTCGGTATCACGGTCGGCATCGATAAAGTCAAAGCCGCCTGCGAATCTGCCAAGCAGAATCCTGGAGAAGAGAACGCCTTCCGGCAGCTAAGACTCAACCAATGGGTAAAGCAGTCCGTCCGCTGGATGCCAATGGACAAATGGGATGCCTGTGCCTTCCCGGTGAAAGAAGACGATCTCGAAGGCCGCGTCTGCTACGGCGGACTTGACCTCTCCAGTACAACTGATATCACAGCATTCGTTCTGGTCTTCCCACCGGAGGATGAAAACGATAAATACGTGATCCTGCCCTATTTCTGGGTGCCGGAAGATACGCTGGACCTTCGCGTCCGACGAGATCATGTGCCTTATGACCTCTGGGAAAAACAGGGCGTTCTTGAAACTACGGAGGGAAACGTTATCCACTACGGCTACATCGAGAAGTTTATCGAGAACCTCGGCGAGCGCTTCAACATCAAAGAGATCGCCTTTGATAGATGGGGAGCCGTACAGATGGTTCAAAATCTCGAAGGCATGGGCTTCACCGTTGTTCCCTTCGGCCAGGGCTTTAAGGACATGTCACCACCGACGAAGGAGCTCATGAAACTGGTTCTGGAACAGCGCATCGCCCACGGCGGTCATCCGGTGCTCCGCTGGATGATGGATAACATTTATATCCGCACTGATCCTGCCGGAAACATCAAGGCCGACAAGGAGAAGTCCACCGAGAAAATCGATGGTGCAATTGCAACCATCATGGCGCTCGACCGGGCCATCCGAGGTGGCAACAACAATGCAGCTTCTGTCTACGACAGTCGCGGCATTCTTTTTATCTAGAGGTAACAACATGATTCTGATTTCAATTCTGGGCTTCCTGGTCATCCGGGAAGCCCTTAACAGTATGGAGGCATCGTTATGAGCATTTTCAAAGGAATCTTCAAATCAAGAGATAAACCGAAGGATTCAACATCCGGAAGTGCCTATCGCTTCTTCTTTGGCGGTACAACCTCAGGAAAGGTTGTGACAGAGCAATCCGCCATGCAGATCACGGCAGTCTACTGCTGCGTACGAATTCTGGCAGAAGCCATCGCAAGCCTCCCGCTTCATCTGTACCGCTATACAGAGAATGGCAGCAAGGAAAAGGCAATCGATCACCCACTCTATGAGCTGCTCCACGATGAACCGAATCCGGAAATGACGAGCTTCGTATTCCGCGAGACGCTGATGACACACCTGCTACTCTACGGCAATGCCTACGCGCAGATCATCCGGAATGGCAAAGGCGAGATCATCGCTCTCTACCCGCTCATGCCAAACCGCATGACTGTGAACCGAGACGACGACGGAAATCTCTACTACGAATATCAGACTTCGCAGGATGAAGCGCACACAATGAAAGGATCTCTGGTCCGTCTTTCTCCTTATGATGTGCTTCACATCCCTGGCCTCGGTTTTGATGGTCTGGTCGGTTATTCACCGATTGCTATGGCGAAAAACACCATCGGCATGACAATGGCTGCTGAGGAATACGGCGCGAAGTTCTTCGCAAACGGTGCAACACCCGGAGGAATCCTTGAACATCCTGGTGTCGTAAAAGACCCGGAGCGTGTCCGGGAATCGTGGAACTCAGCCTTCGGAGGCTCTTCCAATTCCAACAGGGTGGCCGTTCTCGAAGAAGGCATGAAGTACACGCCAATCTCCATCAGTCCGGAACAGGCACAGTTCCTTGAAACGAGGAAGTTCCAGATCGATGAGATCGCGAGGATCTTCCGCATCCCGCCGCACATGATCGGCGATCTGGAGAAGTCCAGTTTTTCGAATATCGAACAGCAGTCTCTGGAGTTCGTGAAGTACACGCTTGACCCGTGGGTATCCCGCTGGGAGCAGTCGATGCGGCGCGCCTTGCTACGCCCGGAAGAAAAGAAGGACTACTTCTTCAAGTTCAACGTGGACGGCCTGCTCCGTGGTGATTACCAGAGCCGTATGAATGGTTACGCTACTGCCCGTCAGAACGGCTGGATGAGTGCCAACGATATCCGGGAGCTTGAGAACCTGGACCGCATTCCTGAAGAGGACGGCGGCGATCTGTACCTTATCAACGGAAACATGACAAAGCTCGCTGACGCAGGAATCTTTGCGGCAAATGCACCAACGCAGGAAACGGAGGATGAGCCTGATGAAACAGAAAAAGAAGAATCACAGGAGCCGGAATCCGATGACCGGCTCAAGGAGAGGAGGAAAAGAAAATCATGACCAGAAAGTTTTGGAACTGGGTCAAAAACGAAGAGCCGGATTCCTTCGGCAGCGACCGAATACTATACCTCGACGGAGAAATTTCCGATGAGACCTGGTTCGGCGATGAAGTAACGCCCGGCATTTTCAAAGACGAACTGAACAGTGGAAAAGGCAACATCACCCTGTGGATCAACTCTCCCGGCGGTGATGTTTTTGCTGCCGCTCAGATTTACAACATGCTGATGGACTACCCATACGACGTGACGGTGAAGATCGACGCACTTGCAGCTTCTGCAGCATCCGTCATTGCAATGGCTGGAACAAAGGTCTGCATGAGCCCTGTGGCCATGCTGATGATTCACAACCCGGCCACTGTTGCCATCGGAGATTCCGAGGAGATGCAGAAGGCTATCGACATGTTAAACGAGGTCAAGGAATCCATCATGAATGCCTATGAGATCAAATCGGGCCTCTCCCGAAACAAGATCTCAAAGCTCATGGATGCTGAGACCTGGATGAATGCAAAGGAAGCAAAGAAGCTCGGATTTATTGACGAGATTCTGTACGCCGATGGCGAGGAGCCGGACGAAACTGATCCAGAGGAACCGGAAGACCTCATGCTCTTCTCCCGGAAGGCCGTCACCGACTCCCTGCTTTCGAAGCTCATCCCGAAGCGTACCACACCGAAGAATACGAAACCGACCGTGAAGGTCACCGATCTTGAGAAGCGGCTGTCGCTTCTCAGCCACTAATCAATGGAGGAAATAACAATGACACAGATTATGGATTTAATGGAAAAGCGTGCGAAGGCCTGGAATGCTGCAAAGCAGTTCCTTGATACGCACTCCGACAATGGCGGCAATGTATCCGCAGAGGATGCTGCTACCTATGACAAGATGGAGAAGGAAGTCACTGATCTGACCCACAACATCGAGCGTCTGCAGAGACAGGAAGAGATCGACAAGATGCTCTCCCAGCCGACTTCTTCTCCACTCACCGGAAAGCCGGGTGCCAAGGATGAGCCGGACGACAAGCCGGGTATCGCATCCAAGGCATACAAGACTGCTTTCTGGGACAACATCAGAAAGCGCAACTATTACGACGTGAGAAATGTCCTCGAGGTTGGTACCGATGCAAACGGCGGCTACCTTGTCCCGGATGAGTACGAGAAGCAGCTTGTGCAGGCTCTGACTGACGAGAACTTCTTCCGTTCTCTCGCCCACGTCATTCAGACTCAGTCTGGCACCCACACCATTCCGATTGTGGCTTCTCACGGAACCGCAAGCTGGATGGAGGAAAACGGTCTGTATCCGGAATCCGACGAGAAGTTCGATCAGGTATCCCTCTCCGCTTATAAGCTGGGAACAGCCATCAAGGTCTCCGAGGAACTGATGAACGACTCCGTATTCGATCTTGAATCCTACATTTCTCAGGAATTTGCCCGCCGCATCGGTGCTGCTGAGGAAGAAGCATTCCTGACCGGGGACGGTGATAAGAAGCCGGAAGGTGTCTTCACCAAGGTCAAGGCGACCGATGGTGCAACTACTGAGATTGCGAACACCAACATCACCTTCGATGCGATTATGGATGTATTCCACTCTCTTCGAAGCGTTTACCGCAACCGTGCGACCTGGATTCTGAACGATTCCACCGTGAAGGCACTCCGCAAGATCAAGGACAACAACGGCAACTATATCTGGCAACCGTCTGTTGTAGCCGGTCAGCCGGATACCATCCTGAACCGTCCGTATAACACTTCGATCTACGCACCGGAGCTTGCTGCCGGGAATGTTCCGATCCTGTTCGGAGATTTCTCCTACTACTGGATCGCTGAGCGTCAGGGCCGCAGCTTCAAGCGTCTGTCTGAGCTCTACGCGGCAAACGGTCAGATTGGCTTCCTCGCTTCCGAGCGTGTTGATGGAAAGCTGATCCTGCCGGAAGCGGTGAGAGGCCTGTCCGTAAAGGCGGCGGGCTGATCCAGCCAGTAATGATGTAACCAGCCGTCCGGGGGAATCCCTCTCCGGGCGGCATTCTTTTTAAGGAGATGCCCTCATGGAAGTAACCCTCGATGAAGCAAAGACCTATCTCCGCGTCAGTTCAAATGACGAGGATGAGCTCATCAAAACAATGATCGCCTCCGCAGAAAGGCTCGTACAAGACATTGCACGATTCCCGGACGACGAATGGGAGGCAAACGAGGAGAAGGTCCTGATCCGCATCCGGATCGCTGTCCTCTACGCCGTCGCCTATCTCTATGAACACCGGGAAGATGCTGATCATAATCAGCTGAATCTGACACTTCGTGCGCTGCTCTTCGGCGTCCGGAAGGAGGAGTTCTGATGAATATCGCAGCACTCCGTATTCCGGTAACCTTTCAGAAAAATACCGTCACGAAAGACAAGTACGGAAATCACACAGCCAGCTGGTCAGACTACTTCAAGTGCTACGCCACCATCGGCACGCAGACAGGATCGGAATCAAACGGCGAAGTGATTAACCCGGAGGAATCCCTCGGCTTCACCTGCCGCTGGTGCTCCGAGCTTGCCGCCGTGGAATCCACAAAGTACCGGATTCTTGCGGAAGGCAAGACCTATAACATCACCTACGTGAATCCGATGGGCTACAAGAAGAATTCGATCAAGTTCAACTGTAAGCTGGAGAAAAGCAAATGAGTAAGACCGTTTCCATCGATCAGCTGGACTCTGCAGTCATGGAAGAGCTGGAGAAATACGCAGGCCTTGCGGCGGATGATCTGAAGGATGCGGTAAAAAAAACCGCAAAATCCGTCCGGAAGGATATCCAGAACAACGCGCCGGTCGATACTGGGAAGTATAAGAAGTCATGGTCGGTAAAAAACGTCCATGAGGATTCTGAATCCATCGACCTGGTGGTCCATTCCCG